GCACTCCATGAGCACCTGTACCTGCGCGAGATACCACACCGGTGGTGTTCCGTCACCTATGGGGCGAGACTTGGGACACTTGATCTCCAATAGTCTGCCGGAGTGGGTGATTCCGTCGGGCGAGCCACCAATCCAGTCGAGGGTGTGGTGTTGCTCCAGACCAATTTCGAAGACCTTTTCATTGTGACGTTCCTCGTAAATGATCCTGGCTTCGTCTTCATACTTTTGTCCATGCTTGGTCGCCCAGTCGTTGAAGGGTTCACTGACACCACACTTTTTCAGGATCAACTTTTCGGGAGTTTCATAGGGATTGACGCCTATGGCAGTTCCGGCATCTGACGCGGTGAGCATCGTGCCCCTCATCTTGAACCACGCATCGGAACGTTGTTCAGGATAAGTCTTATTGAAAAACTTTGCTGCTTGAGGGTGCATCATACTATTGAGTTTGGGTCCCTAGTGTTTAAGTAGAGGACTTGGTGGGTTTCTTGGTCTTGCGAGACTTCTTTGGTTCCTGAATAACTTTTTCAACTTCCTCAACTGCGGCGGCGGCAACAGCGAACACCTCTGGGACCGGCTCGGGCTCCTCGGGCTCCTCCTTGATCACCACTGGCTCGGGCTCCTTGGGCTCCTCCTTGATCACCACTGGCTCGGGCTTTTTCGGGATCAACTCACGGAGACCTTCCAAATCTACCACCTTGTCGAAATGACGAGAGTACTCATCGAATACGCGCCCCTTGGCCTTCTCAAAAACAACTACATCTGGGCTAAAAGATTTAACATCGTTAATAGATTTAATTGGATAAGGATTAATTACATCAACTTTTGTCTTGGATGATTTGCTACCCCATGCGCGAAGTTCATGGTCTGCACACATCTCGTGGACTGTCATTGAAACCGGACTGATGAGGGCGACTTTCATTATTACTTTCTGTGGACATTTTTAATCATGGCATTCGGGCGTTTGGATGGTACCAATCTCTTTTCGAGTTTCTCCTCGAGCCTCTTCAAGGTAAAATAGGCACCAGCCTGTTCGGCTTCCTTCTTGGTGGATCCCTTGCCAGTCCCCCACTGTTGTCCCTGGACGTAGACTCCCACTCTGAACTTGGTGGTATCCACGTGATCCAGTTGACGATACTCCGGTAGATCCCACTTTTGAGCCTGACAGACTCGCATCAAGATGTCCTTGTAGTTATCGTCGACCATCAGGCGATCAAGGCGAATCAGATCTGGATTGTCCAGGACTCCTAGGACGAACTTCTTGGCTTCGATCATTCCCAGGTCTAGGTAAATTGCGCCGATAAACGCCTCGAAGACATCTTCAAGTATCTTTGGATTATTGTTCCATCCATTTCTCATACCCTTTTCATCCATCTGAACCCAGTTGTGAAATCCCAATTTGGAAGACACATCCGCCAGTGTCTTCCCGCAGACGATTTTTGTTCTCGCACGAGTTAGAAATCCCTCCTGCAGATTCTCGTACCTATCGAACAAGTACTTGGTGATTATAAAGCCCAACACGGAGTCGCCCATAAATTCCAATGTTTCATAGGAACCTTCGACGCCATCGTGTTGAACAGAAGATTTGTGCTTGAAGGCCTTTCGATACACATCGATGTTTTTGATGTTCGTACCGATGATGGCCTCAACCTCCTGAGTGGATATCATTTTCTAAAAATAGGGTGCGTTTTTTGTTTAAGCCTTGATGAAGTGCTTGGAGATGTGCTTCTGCAAGGTCATATAAGAGAGGGTCTCTCCCTGAGGTGTCTGCAGTAACTTCTTCATCGCATCATCCTGAATAATCTTTCGTCCATCCTCGGGATGAGAAAGTCCCTTATCCTTGACGTACTGCTTGACAAAGCGGGTCACGTCCGTGCGAGAGACCTCTGTGCCCTCAGTGACACCCATAAAGTCGGTAAGGTCCTTGGTGACCTTGCTTGGCTTGTTGAACCCAGTATTGGCGGCACGCTCCTTGGCCTTTGACCCATCGGGATCATCCTGAACCTTGGCCATCTTGCGAACCAACTTGGTGAGACTCTTGATCTCCTTGCGCATCTCAGCGATCTCCTTCATCACATCCTCAGTAGACATTGTTTTTCGTACTTACCCTTGTTTTCATTTCTTTAATTTACTTCTCAAGGAGAGATCCCCCGACACCACTGAGGATCTTGTAAGACATCGCTTCACGGACGAGCGCCTGATCGCCACAGAACCCACCTGGGGTCAAGTCCTTGGTGTAGTAGGCGGCATCCTTGCCTGGGCCGGGGACACACTCCAGTGTGTAAGGAAGCTTGGTGATGGCATCGCCGTTGATCATGGGCTCAACCTCCACCAGTTCCGGGGACAACCTGTACCCACTCTTCTTCATACCCATGAAGCACTTGACATACATGAGAGCGAGGATGGCAATCACAAGGACGAGGGCCAACTGATTACTGATCATACTTCTTTACTAGAACATTTGATTTTTTTCTGCGTTAAAGACTTGAGCATAAGTTTATAGACTGACACTAGAAGACATGGAGGATTTTGAGATCGAACTTGATAATGATAGTGAGATGATGATTGACCTGGACAATGACGAGCAGGCTCTTTTTAACGGTGTCGTCCTGGATGCCACCAGGCGTAAGCGTACGAACAACCCGAGGATGAATGATCAACCCACAAATGCCCCTGCATCTTCATTCATGGCTTTCGCAAACCACGGAAAGCAGTCACCTTCGTCGCGTCCTCCTCCGCCACAGGAGGAGCCAGAAGATCATGGTGAAGAATACGGAGACTATGGAGGTGGCGTTGGCCTTGAGGACGGCGGGGGATACGAAGACGACGCGCCTTCTCCTGGCTACAAGTCAATTGACGACGAGAAGGCTGACCTTTTGAACAAGATTACGCGTCTCGAGAAGAAGGGTATCCGTTCCATCGAGAGGCTAAACATGCACTCGTCCATCCATGACATACGCGGTGAGGTCAAGCGGATGTCCTATTCGATCGAGGTTGATCAGTCGGTCAAGATGCAAAGGCGCATGCTCATCGCCTGTGTGACGGGAATTGAGTTCCTGAACAAGCGTTACAATCCTCTGGACATCCACCTGGACGGGTGGTCTGAATCGGTTATGGATGGGGTTGACGACTACGACGATGTCTTCGAGGAGTTGTATGTCAAGTATCGTGGCAAGGCAAAGATGGCACCGGAGCTCAAGTTGATGATGATGCTGGGTGGTTCGGCGACGATGTTCCATCTGACCCACTCGATGTTCAAGTCGGCAATGCCTCAGATGAATGATGTCATCAAGCAGAATCCCGATCTCATCAAGAACATGATGTCGGCGGTCGCGAACACGGCGGGCAACGCACAGAAGAGGAATCTGGATCCCAGACCGGTTCCGCCGATAAACCGGAGGGAGGTTCAGGGTCCCAACATGGATCTCTCTTCGCTGATGTCTTCGTTCATGAACCCTCAGTCCACGACGACCCGCGACGTCGAGGAAGTTCGCGCTCCGGCATCACCACCAAGTGACGGCAACATTGAGGACGACATCTCTGACATTGTAAGTGTAAATGGATCTGTTAAGGAAGTTGAGGTTTCGGCACCCAAGAAGAAACGTAGTAAGAAGGGCAAGACGACACTTGAATTGTAAATAATTTCCTAGTTGATACTAATAATGGTAGGATACTGTTCAATTGACGATGCCTACGGAGGACTTCCTCGGGAAACGGTCAAAGCACCGCCGGCTCCCGAGAAGGCTGCTGACCGGATTTTTCCCACCGACAGGGTGGAATTCTACGAGGTAGATGGTGTGATGGATTCGGAGTTGGGTTACATGGTGGTTCTCTTCATGATGGGTGTTTTTGCTCTGGTTCTGAGGGACATTCTTCGTGCTCTATCTTGAGAAACCGCTTTCCGGTGAGATATCCATGATAGAAGAGTTCTGTTTTTTTGTCGTTGTCCATAGAAAAATTAAATGCTTCACCTTCTTTCATCTTGATGTAAATGGTAGGCTTTTCATAGACCACTCTATTTCTCATAATTGAAGTGATAAAGTGTTGTATGAAATCAACAAATGATCCTATATGTGGTGGTTTTTCGACCGAAGGTTCAGGATCAAGTTCGATGGACACCACTTCCTGTATGTCGTTGCCCATAAATGGTGTAAGCGGGCACGTCTCGAATGCAGCGGAATCCACATACCGGTGGTCTTTGTACATTACAGACTCGAACAAGAATGGTATGCTTATACTCATGCAGACTGCATGGGACACCGACATGTCCGGGTGTGTGTGATGTGAAAAATAACAACTCTTTTGAAGTGTTATGTTGTATGCCGAAACGTAGAAGTCAAGTCCAGACCACTCCTTTAGTTCCTGAAACGTGAAGTCTTCTTTTCCAGCAAGTTCCATACATATCTTTGAAAATACATCTTTCCACCTGGATGCCGGAACAAGACCGTAGTTGTTGAGCAGAGATTTGAGATTAAGACGCATCAGTTGATTTACGTCCACATCTTTGATAATCTTAAACAATCTGATAATGTCCCACTTGGCGACCAAACAACCAAACGCTACAATCGACCCAGCCGAAGAGCCAGCGACTGCCTCGATGTCTTTGGTTTTTTCATAATTTTGCATGGCATAGACGGTTCCAAGGATGGCATAGAATCCCATTGCACCTGGTCCAACGACAAGATACTTCATGTCCCTTTTTAGAACTCGAGAGGACTTTGTGAGCGAATAACCGCGAATACGATCCAATAAAGAAACGTGTTCCTTACGATCAGTTCTTGATTCGTGGTCATCCCGCTCAATAGAAAGTACATTCCGGATGCGAGATAGACCTCGCTTGGCCGAACCACGTATTTCATTACCCCACGAAGAATGATTATATACAGGATACCGAACACAGAGGTCATTCCCATACGATCCACCAAACCACCCATGCCTGTGACGGCGGGTGACAAAAAGGCGAAGAGGACGGTTGGAACAATGACCTTTGTACTTGTCACGTCTGGCAGTCGCACCATATCTATTGATTGCCAACATTTAATCTAACAATAGTACTCATTTTTACAAAACTCGGAAAACGTGATGTCTTCGGGAATCATTTGATCATAACATTGCTTCCTGTAGTTTTCCCAATTATTCCACAGCTCATCACTGTAGTAGGCTATCCAATCTTCATAGTCATATTCATTAGGATCAACGAACCCTTCATCTTCCTCGTCGAGTTGCGGGTCCTCAATCACCTGAGGCTCAGAAGCGATTGGAGTATAGTCAAGAAGATTAGATCCCACCATTTTGGTTACTTATTTACTCTTCAGATTTCTTCTTTAACTTGAGTTGAAGACTTGATGTCTCCTTGGGCTCTAACTTATCCTCAATCTCCTTGATGATCTGGTTGAGGCGTTCCTGACCTCCCTCAATGTAATTTGGTAGTTCATCCAATAGGATTTTCTTAGTAATTGCAGGCTTCTTGACTGACGTCTTCTGGGTGACCTTTGTGCCGCCACGCGTCTGGACGTCATCAATCTTCTGAGCCTTCATGTATCCACCAATGAAGGTCTTCAAACTTGTCTCACGGTTCTTAAGCACCTTGATGGCTTTCTGAGCCTCTGACAATTGTGTCTTGATCCCCTCGAGTTCGGCAATCGCCTCCTTGAACTGATCGCTAATCGGCATTCCTTCGGACATCGTTTTGTTAACCAGTGGCGCAATTTCTTTAAATTAAAACCGTTTTTATTTTTTCAGTAACACCATAATCAAGATTGTTGTTTAGATTATTATTAGTTGTGTTTGGTTTTATGTAGTCTTTCATAGTTTTTCTAAAGTGTTCAAGATTATCATTATGAATACATACATGATCAGAAGGATACTTGTATTCTAAATAAAAAATATAGTAATTGTTATTTCTAATGAGTTTGAATAATTCTTCACAAGAAGTATTTGTTTTGATTAATTGATGTTGTTCGAATTCAACAATAAGTATGGGTTTATATTTATTTAGTAATTCTTTAGATCCATTTATAACATTTTTTTCCCATCCTTGTACATCAATTTTTATAAGATCTATTTTTGGAAAATCCATTTCATCTAAGCTTTTTGTGTCAACTAATGTGTAACGTTCGTTGGTGTAATTTGGTGTAAAATCTCCCATATTTACTTTTTTTGAAGTATTCACAATGGGCATCTTGACCTTCAAATTATCATTTCCACATGCTAGATTGTAATGAATAATATTTTTAATTTTATTATTTTCAGTATTATTTTTCAATAATTTATAATTTTGTGATTGTGGTTCAAATGCATAAACATTGCCATTTATATTTTTAGAAAATATCAAGGAATGATATCCAAAATTTGCACCCACGTCGATTACATTACTTAATTTAAAATTATGATTGCATATCTCTATAAATTTTGTTATATGGGGTTCCCATTCTATTTGTTTTTGAATACTACTTATGGCCAATAAATCATTTTTAAAATATTCAATTTCTAAATTATTAAAAACCACTTTATTTGTTTCATCATCATTCAAAAACACCTCATCAAAAATCTTCATAACCTTTTCAGGTTCATAGTCTCTATAGGCATTCCAGTCGTCATTTTTGATTTTGTCCTTGATCTTGTCAAATGAAATCAAAAGTGTTTCAAGGTTGTGTGGATTGTACCATATGGCCTTTTTGCCCAAGAGTTCCACGTGGGCATCATCAACCCCAGTCTTTGTGGCAAATACAGGTTTGTTCTTTGTTGAAAACTCGGCAATCGCGAGACCAAATGTTTCGCCATCCGCCCTTGCCCACATCATTGCGTCGCATGTATTGATGAACTCCACTTTGTTTTCCTTGCCGTAGATAGTATCCATGTGAATTATGTTGGGCAATGTTGGACAAAATTGATCAAAGTTTGCAAAGAGAAAGTAAATGTTTGGGTACCTTGTGGCTACATTATAAACCGCTTGACGTGCGTACCCTATACTGAACCTATCTCTACCACCATATCCACCAAAAACGGTTGCGTCTGATGGTATACCAAGTTTCTCGCGAAAATTTCTGTCATGTTGTGGAAGACTTATCATATGAGGGACACATGGATATTCACCATTATTGTTCTTCACCCATTGAGAAACGGACGCATACACATCACCGTGAGGGTCGTGGCATGAAAATACACAATGCACACAATTTTTTGCTATTTTTGATAATGCTTGATCATTGAATCCGTATTTAATTTTATAAAAATGTGTAACACCATATTTTTCCACTATATCATCGATATCCTTGTAACTATCAGAAGCAACTACTGGAAACATAGTTTCGATATAGTCTATCATATCTTTCTTCTGACCTGGAGAGTTCTTATCGTATATGATAATTGACTTATTTCCAAGAATCTTTTCATTGTAATACGCGTAATCAAGAATTGAACCTGTGGTACCCCTTTCGGATATAGTGTTTTCGCCAAATGCAACCGTCTTCATAGTAAAAAATGAAGTATACTCTTTAATTCATAAACAGTCAGAGTTGTTTCTCTGAATGTTTCTAATTTATTAGTTAATCATCTAAGCGGTACCCTGTCCAATCTCGAAAGCGGGGCGCATCTGATCCGCCACGATCGTGGACGTGTTGAAGATGCTGATGGGGTCCCGGGGGTTCGGGGGTTCCGACCTGATCTGCTGATTGGCGTTACGGAGAGCACCGCCGACGGTCTCGGGGTAACCGATGAGCGCGCGGGGGTTCAGGTAGTTCTGACCCTTGAGGATGTCATCGGGAGCGAACTCGCCGAAGTCCTCCTGGGCCGCCACGTCGCGTGGAAGCAGACTGGAAGCAATCCCCATTCCGTTGGCGGCCGCGGCGGACACCGCCACAGCACCGCCGTTCACAGTGGCGGGCATGGATGCATCCACATTGGCACCCTCATAGCCCTCCTTGCCGTTGACGTAGCTCCAGCTGTACATCCCCTCCTTGGGAGCCATGCCGAGGGCCCGGCGGATCGCGCCGTTATTCGCCCACATAAAATAACCCACGGCGACGAGCAGAGCAAGTAGCAACATGGTCTCGGTCTTCATCATCTTAACCTTCATATCCGTTTAACATTACTTACTAAAAAAAATCCTCATCTTCCTCTTCCTCTGGATCTTCTTCAAAAAGACAATCCGAAAAATCCACGACCACCTTCTTAGGTTTTGGCTCGGCCTTGAACTTTGCCTGATGAAGCACCCACTCGGTCTCAAAACTTTTCTGAAGAAACTGAACCGAACGAAGCTGGACGACCACGTCGACCACGTCTTCCTTGACCAGATCCTTGTCCTCAATCAATTCTCGCTTGCCATCGTACAGCCTGACGGTTTCGGCCCTGTGAACGCTCAAGATATTCTCGTCAACAGAAAAAGAAGAAGTAAATGCGCTTTCAAGTCGAGAGTCTGCGATCTCCTTACCGAACCAAGCCATCTTAGACTCCTTAGCCTTTGCCAGAACATCACTCTCACACTGTGCCACGATTTCGTCATCAATCTTGAGAAGAAGTTCATCGTCTACAGAAACCACCTGGGCTCCCTTGAGTGTAACCAATAAAGGTTTACCGTCGTCTGCACGAACAGCAACCTCCTTGACCCCGTCTTCAAGAGTCACAACCTTAGCAGAGAACTTCATTACTATTTATTAAAATGTAATGTTTAAGTAGATGGCGTCAGACGCAGAAGAAGAACACATAGAACACCTCGAAGCCAAGTTCCTGGTGGACAAACAAAAGCGCATCGAGAATGCCATGAGCTGGCACCCGAAGCAGGAAAAACTCATCAAGTCTTGGGGAGAAAAGGCTCTGGGGTACCGGTGGATCCATCACAGATGCGCGGTACGCCACAGCGTTTCTCATATGAACTTTTCTATCATCAACATCGCATTGACCACCCTGGCGGGACTGGGAACACTGGTGGCTTCCTCTGAACAAGAAAACTCGCAAATACTCTTGTACGTATTCAGTTTTCTGAACCTCTCCGCCGCCGGCATTGCCAGCGTCCACAAGTTCCTGAGGTGCGGCGAGCAGTACGAATCCAACATGCAAACCTCCAAGTTGTTCAGTAGACTTGCCCGCGACATTTCCCTGGAACTCTCCCTGGAGCCCGAAGACCGGATGAATGCCGTGGAATACTGTCACAAGGTCCGCGAAGATTACGACAAGATCATTGACCACGCCCCCGAAGTTCCTGGTGATATCATCAACGAATACAAGAAAATGATGGACGAAGAAGATCCCGAAAATAATCTGGCGAGACCCGAAATGGCAAATGGAAAATTTAAGATTTATTCAAGTTCCGAACGTGTTGATAATGCTAGTATAGAAGAACACACAACCCGGTGGAGCAACCTGCTGAAACAATCAAGAAAGTTGAGACTACCTGTCTAGGTCCTCGAGCCACATGTCCTTGGTGGTCATCCCCTGAATTCGCTTCAATTCGTCCAATAGGACTCTGGCTTCCTGCATGAGTTCCTGCACGGCCTCCTGGGTGTAACGCGACGTCTTCAGACCCCAGAGATGCTCGAAACTTCCGTCAACCTTTTTGAACTTCTTTAGCATATTATCCTCGGCGTCTGCCTTCTTCAGTCCCATGACCTTGAGAGACCCATCTAGGATACCCTTGACGAAGTTGGCTCGGTCCATCGCCATTCCGGAACGCTTGGCCAGGGTCGCCACCAGATATTCCTTGCGCTTCACGTAAAGTTCCATTCTCTCCCTGGCGTAGGTCTTAAGTATGTCCATGGGCGTGTCGAACTTCTCGATGCCGCGGGGCCCGTGCAGATACATGTTGGTGCTTCGGATCGTGGAAGTCAACTTGAGATCCTTCTCCGGCGACGACCCCTTGTAGCCAGTGATCACGAAACGGACAGATTCCTCCGTGCTGTGATTGTTGTAATTCTTGATGAGATTCTTCTCAACAAGCCCTTCCAGAAACTCCTTGTAGGTCTGGGTCCACGTGCCCGGGGGAAGTTCGGTGACCTCGACCTTGTCACCATTTGACTGCCATAGGCCTTGAAGTGACCAGACACCTTCGTCCGAAGCCGTAACGGCTCCCTTGAATCCACGGAACCAAGGCTTCATGGGCTTCAGTGCCTCGCCACGAATGAACCGTTTCAGATTTTCCTTGACGTCCACTGGATTGTGAGGAGGCACCTTGCAGCTGAACCCCGTCCCGATGCCCTCTGCGCCGTTCACCAATATCATCGGGAGCGTGGGCAGGTAGTACTCGGGCTCTATGGGTTTTCCATCATCCTTGAGGTAGGTCAGGCAGGCATTGTCCCGCTCGTCAAAGACCTTTGCGTGTTCGGACAACCTCGTGAAGATGTACCTGGCACTTGCGTGGTCCGAACCACCCGCCAGACGGGTTCCAAACTGACCGCATGGTTCTAGCAAATTCATGTTGTTTGATCCCATGTAATCCTGAGCCAGTCCCACGATCGTTCCCTGCAAACTCATTTCTCCATGATGATAGGCGGTGTGCTCCGAAATGTAGCCAGACAACTGAGCGACCTTCATCTCGGTGGTGAGATTCCTCTTCATGCACCCGAAGATGACCTTGCGCTGAGAAGGTTTCAGTCCGTCACGGACATCTGGGATGGACCTGCGAATGTCTGCGTGACTGAACTGGATGAGATCCTTGTGAATGAAATCCGAAACGGTCACCGAAGTCACCTTTCCGTAGGGAAGCGAATCTCCACGGAAGGGTTCAGCCAACCACTGCTTCCGATCGTCTGCAAGTGACTTGTCGAATGCCAAACTCACAGACTTCTGACTCTCGTGATCGGCAACGAATCCCACCGTAAGTCTGGTCAGATCCTTGAAGTACTCCTTGGCTTCTGCGGACGTGGAAGTACCAAGACCCTTGTAGTACTTGATGGCGACGCCGCGTGGGACCCTGCCACCGTGCGACCGTTCGAGCCAATTCACAAAGTCCTTTTCGGAATAGAAGGACTCGTTGATCCTTCCGCCCTTCACTCGGATCACTGGAGTAATCATGCTCACCACGAAGCCCATCCCGATCAACTCGGGCCAGTAGCAGTCAAACATGTTCAGGACCAGACCCTTGATATGTGAACCGTCCACGTCGGCATCGGTCATGATCATCAGTCTCCCGTAACGGAGTTCACTCAGGTCTGCATACTTCTTTCCCTGCTGGAGACCTAGGATCTTCTTCAAATCTGAAAACTCCTGGTTGGACGTCAGTGCCTTTGAACCCAAGTCCCGAACGTTCCTCGGTTTACCCTTGAGTGGAAAGACGCCATACTGATCCCTGCCGACCACAGATAAGCCACTGATAGCCAGAGCCTTGGCGGAATCTCCTTCGGTTATGATCAGGGTGCACTGTTTTGACTTGGTGGTGCCTGCCCAGTTTGCGTCGTCCAACTTTGGGATTCCGGTGATCCTGCTCTTCTTGGCTCCGTCGGTCTTTTTGAGGTCGCGGACTTCCGAAGCCTTGGTCTGTGCCAAAAGTTCCTGTTCCAGAACGCCCTTGATTTGCTTCAAAAAGGCAGAGGTGGGTTCAAACTTGGATCCAAAGTCCTGCACTCGGGACATGCATTCGTGCTTGGACTGACTGGAGAATGAAGGATTGACCAGGACCGCCTTGACCACGACCATCATACACTGCTTGATCTGGGCGGGTCTAAGTTTGGTCTTCTTGGCGAGGTCTGAAGTAATCTGATTGACCACGTGGTCGACATGGGTCCCACCCTTCTCGGTACAGATGCCGTTGACGAATGAGATCTGTTTGAATCCCGCGCCCACCGAGGAGCAGACAAGCACCTCCCACCGATCTTGCTTGAGTTGAGCCAAAGTCTGATCGGTGAAGCGTGAAGTGTAATCCTGGAGATTCTTGATCGCCAACGCCTCTCCATTGTAGTGGACCTTGCACTTGGCCGGCACCCATGCTGCTGCATCCAGAGCCCTCTTCATGAACATGTCCCTGACGTCCTTGGTAATTCCCTTCAGTCCGAAGCGTTCCCAGTCTGGAATCCAACTGACCTGCACCTTGGCTGTCTTACCCGCGAAGGATTTGATTTTGGGTTCGGCACAGACGCGCATGTTGTCCCTCCAGACTTGGTGATAGGACTTCCTTGTCTCGGGATCATCCACCTTGATCTCGAACTCCTTGGAGTAGATGTTGGTCAGTTTGGCTCCGTAGCCGTTGCGACCACCTGTGGTTCTCTCCTCAGAATCGTCATAGTTTGAAGATGTCAGCAAGTGACCGAAGATCAATTCGGGAGTCCATACCTGGGTTTGTTCGTGGATCACCACGGGGATGGCGACGCCGTTATTGGCGATGGTGATCCTCCCCGCGTCATCCACGTCTATTGATATCTTTGTAACGGACGGGTGCACGGAGCTTTGATCCAGAGCATTCACCAAGATTTCATCAAAAACCTTGGTCAAAGCGGGTGAGACTCGCACCGTACGCTGTACGAATCTGTTGCCATCAGGGACCCACACAGCCCTATCTTCTGGACGCACCTGCCCCACGTAGGAGTCTGGACGGTCTAGAATATGGGCATGAAGGGTCTTTTTGGTATAAGTTGGCATTAGTAAGGTAGGTACCTTACATTTCTATTCTTTAAGAGCCTGAATGAAATTCACTTGTTGGCGACATTGGTCCCGGGGATCTTTACTGCATTTGGTAGGGGATTGATACTGAAAATCATTGATAGCATGAGAATCAAAGGGGTTGAGAAAGTCACCAGGATTCCGGTCCCGGGCATGCCCCTCTTTTGGAACGCGTAGCCAGCATAAATTGGAATCATGATTGTTTGCCAATAACTGTATACATTTGAGCTAGTCTTAATTCCGAGTATGGGTGACATGACCGAAGGAACCAACATGATGGCGATGATTACCGCAAGATTCTTGTTGAGTTTCGTGTCGTCTCCCACTGCGGGCCAACTTGGGATAGCAATTGCCAGCAGAAGCACCATGTACATGATGGCACCTGGAGCCATCCAAAAGTTGTTCTCGGGACCTGATAGGTAGGCAGCGATAACCACTGCAAATGCAAACAGAAGTGTGATCGCTGTCACGAGACCGTCACCGTTTTTCTTGTTTGCCATATCTACTATTTGTGAAGGATTTTATTCCGCGGAAGGTGTTACATTGCTAGAGGAAAATGCGACGGGTGCCTGTTCGACGGGAGGGGCGCCACCACTGTTCTTGAAGATCATCTTGAGGACTGGGTCCGCGAGGGTGAAGTTGGCACCGAAACCGAACCCAGCGATGATGCCGACGAGACCTTCGTTGTCGGGGTAGTCCGCGTCGGGGTTGTTGCTCTGAACCCACATGGTGAACGCGAGAAGTCCGAGCATTGCCACTGGAGGCACGGGGTTCATGAACAGACCCCTGAAGGACTGGATGCCAGTTGCCAGAAGATACAACACGATCAACTGAACCAATGAAATTGTATCTTTCTTCCATTCCTCAATTTCTTCAAATCCTTCCTTGGGTTTGTTATAGGGGAGTTGAGTGATTTTGTCGCCATTGACTTCATTGCGACCGCGGAGGAAAAAGTAGATGCTCGGCAGGGAGATGGCGAGCCATGCGATCATGCTGATGTTGTTGTAGAATGACGTTCCGGTGGTCAACGTGGATCCCTTGGTTCCTAGGATCGCCGGGAGACTTTCTTGGATCACCTGGAATGCCACCGCGAGAACCAGAGAGACGGTTCCAGTGTTACCAACGATATTGTCCTTGTCAACACCGAGATTCTTCATGAGCAAGTACATACCGATCATTATCACCGGCGGGATTGGGTTGCGAACAAGTGTCTGGAGCTGTGGAATCAGTGCCACCGCGGCGAGAACCGCGGCTTCCTTGTCCGTGACGAGATTGGCCGTGCGGAGAGCGACGTATACAACAATCGCGATCACGGGCGAAAGAGGGTCACTGATGTATGATTGAATCATCGGGATGGAAGCAACTGCCACCAGCACCAATAATTTCACGATGATCGGCAGAAAGCTAATCAAACCGGTCTTGTCTTCGCCCAGCTGTGCCTGGAGTTCGGCGATCTTCTTCTCTGCGTCGGAAAGTTCTGCCGGTTCCTGACCCGCAACGACCTCTTCGGCGGCGGTTTCGAAACGAGCCTTGATCATGGGCAAAATCAGAACCGCCCAAACGAAGAACGACGCGACCGTGTAGCCCATAGTCCCGGGCTTGAGACCGGAGAATTCACCGCCCGTGAAGTTCCCCCTCTTGACGCCTGCGATCAGCTGCGGGATTCCAATCGTTGCGATCAGGGACGTGACGGCGACCCACTTGACGAGCTTGTCTTTGTCGAACGGAGTGGACTTTTCTGTATACTTGAGAACATACAACATGGTCCCCATGACCATCGGTGGAATAGGATTCATTAACAGTGTCCTTGCTCCTGGTGCCGCGGCAAATGCGCCTCCTGTGAGCAACACCTGACCAAAGACCACGGCGATGCGTTTCCACATTTCATCCTTGGCGTTCTTTGGGTCGCTGTTGTTATTAAGATACATGGTAGGTAAGATCAGGGCCGACCATAGGACCCAAGAACCAAACATGTACCCCGGACTTGATACATCCATTATTACTATTATTATGGATTTTAAAATTAGGCGATGATGCGTTCTGCCGTTTCACGGAAAGAATCAACGTAAAGTGAAAGAAGCGCAAGAATTACCATGTACGTTTGACCTTTTTCTAAAAACGAAAATTCAAACAGATATTTCATAAGTGTAGCCGTGACAAATATGAATATTGCAATATTAGCAATATCCCGTCCGGGTACTTCCAAAAATGCAATCATAGTGAATGCAAAAATGAACATCGAAATGGACAGGAATATGAATTGAAATAGATACTTGCGTTGTGTCGAAAGATTTTTTGCTTCGGTGACTACGACACCAAGTTGTGTATTTTCTATCGCAAGTTTTATTTCATCTAGCTTAATTTCCTTTTCTTGTTTCTCTTTGGTTAGAGTGTTTAATATACGCTTGAATATATCAATAGTATCGCTTGTCACTTTATGATTCAGTGTACCTTTGGTATGTTTTTTAAGTTCGCCTTCTAATTTTTCGACAAGATTTTTAGTATTTTTGATTTTTGTATTAATAGTTTTGAGTTCTTCATCAAGGGCTTTTTTATCTGGCGCCCCTGGTGGTTTTTCAAAAGTCCTACCCTGTCCAGTTAGGATGCCCCAGACCTGGAGAAAGAAATAGGCAAAGATAAACTTGAAGAAAAAATCAAAATCCTTTATTGTCGGAAGATAAGGTTCCGCCATTCTGCTATTAACCGATATAATAATTAGTTACCAATGAAACACCGAGAGGTACCAGATACTTCCAGTAGGGATCGTTGAAGAGATCAAACTGACCAAGCGAACTCGGCACGGCAATCAACGCAACCACCAGTCCAGAGAAGGTCGCCGGGCGACTGGATCCCTTGGCCTGAAGGGTGATGAACAACAGCGAGATTACCGATAGGATGTAGAACAAGAGTGTAAAGAACTCCTGGAATGTCGCCGTCCTCTCTTCGTCAGAACCTTCGGCTGGTTCTGTTTTGTTCATCAACGCCATGACCTTGCTCACCAACTGGAGAACAAAATAGTTGAAAAAGTAAAGACTGATAAAATACACAGCCTCGGCGGGATTAAGCGCGGGCACTACACCTGTAGGGGCAGCCATATTACTATTGATTCACAAAATTAATCATGGATGCGGGCTCCGCAAAATCCCTTGGGGTCCTCAATGGTCTTGTAAAGTTTCTTATCCTCGGCAAGTTTCTTGAGTTCTTCCAGGTTCGCCCAGAAATCCGGGCTGTGGTCATACTCCTTGACTGTCGCGTGGGCCAGTTCGTGCAATAGGACGTGCATCAATTCGTTGGGACATCCGTCGACACACAGTCCAATCTCTGAACCCTTGTTCGTGTTGAAGCCAAGCAGGCCTCCCTGCATTCCATGATACCCCACCAACAAAATGGGTACTTCCAACTTGCGAAATTTATGATCTTCTGGAAGTTTAGTGAACTCTTCGCGAAGTTTACCGTATCTTTCACGCAAGGTCACCAAACTCTTTGGTTCTCGGGTAACGCCAACGAATGACATGAGAAGCAACCACATGGTCACATAAATAATTACTTTCTGTGACATCTTACAATTAAAGAAGAAATTATATACTAAAATACAATGTCTCGTCTTACGAAGGATAAGCTTACTGTCCCTGGTCTTGCTTGGGCATGCCTTTCATTTGTAGGTAACCTTGATGGTGGTTGGGTTCGTCCTGCCGAGGGTGCAAAATATACCGAGTTTATGATCAAGATTCGTGGCGCTTTTGGAACCAAGGACGAGGCTGAGGATCATGCAAAGGAACTCCAGAGTCTGGATTCGTCCGTGGACATCTACGTGGTGAATATGTATGAGTGGCTTCTTCTGCCTCCGCCTCCGGTGTCTGAGATGGAAAATGTCAAATACACTGATGATCGTATTCAAGCGATCATGGATGGTTACAAACAGAACCAGAAGTACGCTGCTCAGATGTTCGAGAAACGCAAGGAGGATATGTCTGCCAAACCTTCTGGTTCAAACATGCCTTATTTGGATCCAGGAGACGAGAACTCCAAGTTCTATAACAAGCCGGACGAGGCTCCTATTCCTCATCCGTCCGAAATTGTGGATAAGCTAAAGGAGGAGTATCCTGACAAGAGCATTGAGGAACTTGTCAAGATGGCAGATGAAGAGATTGCCAGGCTCATCAAGGAGCGCGAGGAGGAGCGCAAGAAGAACCTTCCAGCGATCGAGGAAGTCACAGAGGAGGCCTCGAGTTCGTCAAAGGGCAAGGAGAAGATGGATCCTGAACAGATGTTCAGTGACTAAAGCTGAGGGAATACCTCAATGTCACCAGATCCTGAACCGGGGGCTGGGATCTGTTCAATCTCCAAGTTGGCATCATCCTTGATGGGATATAAGATGTCCCTAGCCGGAAGACCAGGAATCTCCTGGACATTTCCAAGGCGGTCCACCACGGGACCGATTGGAATTTTCTGAACCTGCTTTCCTGGTTCCAAACTAAACCCTGCATATAGCGATTCTGGATTCGTTACATACAGAGTGTCACTCATAACTTCGATAGGCGAAGCATAGTATTTGGAAGGATCGTCGCCTGGGTCGGTCTGAAGAGGAATGTAAGTTTCACTCTTTTCAAACACTACCCATGCGGCGATCATTCCAAATGCAATTGATGCAATGGCATTAAAACTGTCCATCTTCTACTAATTACTTAGATTTTTAGACGCCCCTTCCTGAAGTTAGAATAATTGGTGCTGCTTGTCCTCCACCATTATTCCTCCCACCTGCGCCCATTCCCATGAAAAACCCAAGAATGAAAGCAACAAAGATGATGACCATCCATACGAGAGGACTTATTCCAGAGAACACATTTTCCGAATGTTGGGGAGCCTGCTGATAAATGATTTCTGGCTGGCGTTGTTCTTGTTGTTTTGGCATGGGTATCTCGTAATAAATGGGCTGAACCTGATCCTCCTCTTGCTGTTCAGGTTCTTGTTCGACTTGAATATCAGGTCTATAAATGGGGGCAGCACCACCATCATCCATATCAAATCCCTGTGGTATATTACTGTCTACCGCTACTTCCATTGGGAAGGATTTATTATGAATGTATGTTTTTAATGTTTTAGATGAGCGCACCTAGTTTTCGTCCTCGTCATCATCATCGTCAGGCACAATGAATCCATCGAGATCATCATCTTCATCGTCATTGCCATTATAATCACTATCGTCTTCTGTACGAATAGACTCTACGTCAGAACACTCGTCATCCGAGTCGTAATCGGACTCGTCAAAATCATCTTCTACTACTTCATCTGGTGTGAAAAATTCAGGTTTCTTAACCACGCGTCCGGAACGTGTTCTCGTTTCCATTAATAAGAAAATGGATTGTTTTTTCAATCAATAAGCGCATTCAGCAAACGTGGAGTAAAAGGTTGCTTTGTTTCTTCTGCTGCTTTTATTAAAACGCTTTCTCCGGTTATCATAAGCGTTGCTGATAATTCTGCTATTTCATCGTGATATACAGAATCACCCGACGGGAGTGAACCCGATAAAGATGAAAATTCATCTACGGCACGTCTAAGATGCATGCCACTTCGTTCCAAACTGACTCCCTTAAGAATTGTTACATCCGGACTAATCATTTCTTCCTTGGCTAAATTAAGTTCCTGCTCGAAACGTGCATACGCGACTGGATCCAACTCAGAGAACCTTGAAAGATTTGGGAGCATATCATCAATCGGCTTCCACAAGTCAGGATTCGTCGGTTTTCCGTATCCAGAACGTCTTCCTAGTAAAAATATAATGATGAAAGCTATAATCAACAAAATGGTAATCATACCTTGTTTAAATTTTGCAAATATTTTATTATCTTGGGATGAACCATCCAACTTCTACCGCTCATATGTTTATGATCTTCGTCGTGACATTTGAATAAAATGGTTTTTGTATTTTTGTCAATTAAAAACCAACCATGATTGCCTTTGTGTTCGCGATTAACAAATTCACAATATTTACTCTGGGCCGATATGATCCAATATGTCTTTTTGGGGATAATCTTATCAATCCTCTTCACATTATGCTGAGGATATACCTCCTGGATCCATTTGAGCAATTCATCATCTGTGTCTATTCCAGAAATAATTGTTTCATTCCCTCCAAAGTGATTAAGTTCGTTGCCATGGGGTAGAATGGAAAAACGTTCAAACATTTTTGCTGAGGGATTGATCTGAGATATTTCAATGACACCGTCCTTTCCAATTTCGAACCTTGGTACATAGGGCACTACAAGTTCCTTGGTGTCTCGCTTCATCTTGTAGGACCAGATAGTTCTTAAACCAGTCTTGAACACTGACTTGTCCAAAATAGTCAACCATGGGACGTCCGAATCATAATCAATGAGAGTTGCGCTGATGCGATTTAGAATTGTCAATGCAGAAGCAGACGTCACCGTCACCTGGGGCCATGAGATATGGACACCATTTTTGAAGTCGTCTCCCTGGGTGCGCGTACAGGTGGATACAAGAACAGTTCCAAGTGAAGGAAATGCAGTGTGGAGGTGAATAGCCCAGCGCTTTATGGTTTCGTCTGTGATGGCACCTTGTTCTTTGGTCGTCACGTAATCGATGTCCAAAAACATTCTGAATCTATCTGAACTTTTGGTCTGCTCCACCATGAACAACTTTTCACGTTTGGACAAACATTTCATACACATTTCGTAAAATCTCTCGCGCTGCTGAAGGGGGACGATAAGAACGCCGGAACCATTCATCAGTGTGTGAGTAATCATGGTTCCTTGAGGTTTTGTTCTGAACCACCAACCCAGTCGCTCACATTCGTCTTTAAAACTCATGGAAGTCTTCTGGTTTACTATGTTTTTTTGTTTTTAAGCCTACATTAGGTTGCAGTAAAGTGTCATTTCATCGTCTTTCTTGGGACCATACTTTTTCAAAAGGTAAATTTCACCGACCACTTCTTCCTCGGTAAGTTCCTGTACGCGTTTGGCTTCCTCAGACTCGATATCTTCTGGATCCAGACCTAAGAGGTTCCTAAGTTCTGTGATACGTTCCTGTTTTGATTTTCGCATCTGTTTCTCCTTATATTAAAGGGGATTTTTGGGAATGATGGATTCAACGCACGATGAAAATCATCATTCGCCAATACCTGATTATCTATGAGAGGCCACTTTGCTTTACTCTGAAATTCTTTCATGGTGTCAAATGACATATACTTGTTTTCGTCATAGGTCCTTCGGATGGATTGACGATTTCGTTTTCTTTCTTCTGTAATTTCTTTTTCACGATTAAAACGTTCAATCATATTCACCTGCGTCTCCCTGGGAATATAGGTCTCAATTACAAAAACATGATAAATAATCTTTTCATTTTCAGCATCTTCGAAATAAAAATATCGGTAAGCTCCTTCTGTAATGGCTATGACACCCCTGGTTTCTTCTTCAAGCTCTCTCAGGGCTGTTCGTATTGGCCAGCCAATTTCGCGTTTTCTACAGCCACCACTCACAAATGTCCAATCATCCCAACGTTTATCACATACAGTTAAGTAACGTACTTCATTTTCAGAGGGTACAACTAGGACAGTGATAGCTTTATGCGTCTCCTGATCCATTTGTTTCTTTTGTCTCCTCTTCTTTATAAGGCTCGTCGGGTATTTCGGGAATAACCTTCATACCATCCTCTAAAGCATAAAGAGAGGTCTTAAGCCAGCGAGTCTCTGTATAGAGATAGAAAGTGAAACCAATGAGGAAAACCACGAGCGCCATGAGGATAATCTCTTTGTTCACGAATGAGTTAAGCATTTATCGTTGAATGCCAAAAATATTATCCAATTCTCGCGCGTTAATCTCGTCGCGACTGGTGACCTTGAAAATGGGATTCTCGACGGCTTCGCCCTCCATCATCTCGTGGTGCATCCCCTCTTTGACTCCGAACCACTTCTGCATGGTTCCAGATCCAGGCTTGTAACTGATGATGAACACCAGAGCAATCATAAATGCGATGAAGTAAAGATTCATTCTTATTATTATCCTGGGAAATTATATATGACGAAGGTCGAACGAAGCTCCTACCCAGTCAAGAAGTTCATGGCCAAGTCACCCAAGGGACAAACTGTCTACTTTGGACAGGCAGGCTACGGTGACTACGATCTGTGGTCAAGGGTAGATCCTGAGTACGCCGAAAAGAAACGCTACAGGTACACCACGTCACACAAGGCCATCCCGTTAAAGGACGGGACTCCAGCGTGGAAGTCGCCAGAGACCGCCGAGTACTATGCCATGCGCGGGACGTGGGACGAACCCCGTGGAAACCCTCTGTTCAAGCAGGTGGTTGCCATGAGAAATAAGAGCCTCACCAAGGAAGAGAAATCTTTCATCGCTAAACAGAAACGACTTCTACTGAAATCTGCTTGAATTTTTTGCAGAGCATCGCCGCGACCCGGTGACGTCCGTCGACGATGCTGTAAAAGTCACCGTGCTCCTTGACCTTTACGGGCGTACCATCGAAAAAATCCAACTTGGCTATGTCTTCGCTTAGCGGCGTCGGTGCCGGATAAGGATCCATCTCGAAATCCTTTTCCTTTAGTCTGACACCCGCTCTTTTCACTGCCCTAATTATCGCAGGTGTCATCATTAATTGATCCATGTTGACTAAACGGATATCATATTCTGTCTCTGGTTCATACCACATTTATTATTCTTTGGTTCTCTTCTTTAATCCCATTAGTGTTTCTAGGTTGTTCTTTGATTTTTTGAGAGGGATCGGTCGTTTTAATCTTAAATCATCTGTAGTTGATTCTGAACTATTTATATCATCTATCTTAGATTCTTCTGTTATAATTGTGCTCTCTTTTCTCTTCTCTTTAGAAGTAATTTCTTTATATTTATTAACGATTAAAGGATAATAATTGCTATTTGGCATTTGAACCCATGTATTTTCTGAACCTTTTCTAAAATCTTCTATAGACATATTACCTCCAAAAAGTTTTAGTGCATATCGCGAAGGAGCCCTACGAGTAGGCGTAATTTTACCTAAAACTCTCTTTTTATAAAGTGTAATGAACTGGTTGATTTCGGGTGAATGAACATTTTTACTATTCATATTCCATGATTTCATGCATTCCCATGAACAGAACTGACCCATCATAGAAAAGCGGTCTGTTTTCACATCGTGTTTGTATGGTAGGCGCAGGATCTGTGAATCTATTCCATGGCAACACCACCAACAACATGTCATTCCATTTAATTAAAGAAGACGATCGCCTCTTCTTTAATAAGATGATCATAAGTATAGATGTGGGAATTAAGAATTTAGCAATGTGCTTTATTGATTCCGACACGAAGCGAATCATCGAGTGGGAGGTCGCAAGTGTTCCTTCAGAGAGGCAGGGTGGACTGTTGCCCGCTCTGAAAGAACATTTGGATAGGAGGGAGTGGCTTAGAGATGCCAAGACCGTCGTGATTGAGAGACAGCCGGACCGAAACAAGAAGATGAAGGCCATCGAACACTACCTTCATGGATTTTTCTGCGGGCGTGGTTTAGACACAATTGTTTTTGATGCCAAATATAAGATCCCAGATGTCGTCGGACCCGGAAGAAAACAATACATCAAACGAAAGAACACGTCCATCGAACGTGCCCGCGAATGGGTCACGACGAATTCACTTAATTCTTCTTGGCTTGATTTCTTTAATAACCATAAAAAGAAGGACGACCTTGCCGATACGGTGATGCAGGCACTGGCTTACATAGGTCAGCAAAAGCCGGAACCTGAACAGAAAAAGAAAGAGGTCATCCGACCCCGCAAACCCACGCCCAATCAAAGGGATACCAAGTATTCCAAGTCCAACCTCGCATGGCTCTGGAATAATGAAGATCAGGACAAACTAAGAAAAGACAAACGATTCGTAAAGGACATTAAACGTTATTTTCATTCCTTGGAGGAGTTTTCTGGTTTACTGGAGGAGGCATAACAAGTTTCCTTTGTTTTAGAACCTGTCTAAAACCATACCTATGAATCCGTTTCAGTAACTTTAGGGTCCTCTGGTTTTCATAGGTCTGATATACAGACATGCCTAGTGATATTGTGCTAATGGCATGTTCCGGGTCCACCTGAAAAGCTCTAGGTCTAATTCTCATACCCTTTACTTACCTGATAATTTTATTTTTTAATATCAAATGGAAACCGCGTTTGTCATAAGTGGGAAGACCATGGTTTTAAAGTACGCTAGGAAGATGCCGGTCAAAGAGGTCGAGCGCATGAAATCTTTCGTGACAAATAAGGGCGTGAAACTTGTCAAGACGGATAAATTCAAAATCTTATTGGTGAGTGACAGCGATAGCAGACGCACCTACAAGTTGGTCTTGTAAATGCCACAACATGACGTTTTTGGACGCTCGTTAAGTACCTTTTTGTGATATGCTAAAAAGAATTCAAGGAGTTTCTCGGCAGACGGTCTGCGTTTATAATTGTTCTCCATCATGAGACTTATCGTTTCACTAATCTCCGGAGGTGGTGTCATGTCTTTGAATATATCCTTGGTGATAGTTCCAAGTGAATAGATATCTATCTTTTCGTTGTATGGTTCCACGTCTCTCATTTCGGGCGCCATATACTTTCCAGTGCCAACCCGCCACCCGTCAGAATATATAGTCTCGTCACTAACCAAAATTTTACTCAGCCCAAAGTCGGCAATCTTTACCTTGCCGCTCTTTGACACCAAGAGGTTTTCGGGTTTCAGATCCCGGTGAATCACCTGCTCGGGCTTGCGCGAATGCAAATAGACAAGGGCCCTAAGAATATCTACCATGAAACCAACTCGTTCAGCCAAGGTCGTGGGTTTCCTGTCAATGTATTCACGAAGATTTCCATTGACAAAATGTTCCATTACAATCTGAAAAGGTTCTTCTGTGTATCCAAGTAACTGACATACATGAGGGTGGTGAATTCGTGTCATGGTGCTAAATTCACGTTGTATCATCTTCTTAATCTCCAAGGGGAGATGTTGTTCAAAATGCTTTATTGCTACGGGAGTTCCTAACCAATTACCTAAATATACGTTTCCGTACTTACCCTTTCCTAATATCTGGGTTTCATCCACCTGTATCATTTCTGGTGGAATTATCCAGTGAGTTTTATCACACATATGTGTTACTAAAAATATTAAAGAAATAAATCTCAATTAAGAGTAACAATGATTACCATCTGTGCCGAATCTTCGACACCCTTTAAGCTCCCGGAGGGAATGCAAGGTCGCATGCGCAAGCTGTCGGACCGCCGCAAGACTTTCCTCCAGAATCGCAAGGACCGCCGTGTGGAGGGTCGAAAAAACGCAGTCAAGTTTATCACCGAGGAACTCGAGCGATCCACCGACCTATACGCCGAGCGCAAGGACTTCGAGAAGGATCTCCTGGACTTTTTCTTTGAGGCCAAGGCTGACAAGTTCGCCAAGCCCAAGCTCATCAAGGACGAAGACTGAACACAAAAAGAATGAACGAGATTACCTGAAATACGTGGGTGATGTCTTGTTCTCCCAACATTGTCGAGACCACCAACACCAAAACACTCTGTTGAAGATTCTTGTTCTTCGATAAAAGTTTTTCGTTGTCGGTGATGCTCCGCCGCACGCGCATGTTACTGGCTTCTAACGCATCCACCGTGCTCTTGATGGATTGTATGGAACTTGGTATTTTCATGGCGGTCTGTTGAATGTCGGTGAATGCTATGTTGAGAAGTCCACTCTCCTCGAGGATCTGCTCGGAATATGGCTCAAGCACATCCGAGAGTGCAATACTGTCCGAGAGAGTCTTGGCGATCCCCTCCACCGAGTAGATGGACTTGATCAGCAGGACCCACATGGTCGACAAGCGAAACGGTCGGTCGTCTTCCATGGCCTTCAATTCTTCTACATCTAATTTATCTAAATCTACAGATTCTACGTAATTCAGGAACAACTTGATGAATGACTTCACCGACGCACGGTCGCCCGTGGGAATGATTATATTGAGTTCAATCATCATGGTGTAAATCTTATCGAGATCCTTTTTGTATACAGCTTCGAGCAATAGATACAAGTTTTCTTTGTACATGGGGTCGATCTTCATCATGAGACCGAAGTCGTAATATACAATTTGACCCTGCGAGTTTAGGGCCAGATTTCCAGGGTGAGGGTCCGCATGGAATAATCCATTTTCCAATACCTGCATGAACTGACTGCGAATCACGAAAAATGCAATCTGCTCGAGGTCGGCGTTCAATTTATTCAACTCCTCCTTATCTACAATTTTTACACCAGGCTCGTAGGCCATCACCAAGACGCGCTTCGAGGACAACTCTGGAAATACCTCGGGCACCTTGATCCAATCGCACCCAACGAACAACTCCTTGAACTCGACCATGTTAGCGGCTTCCTTGATGTAGTCAATTTCATCCAGGATAAGGGGTTTCCACTCGTCTAGAATTTCCGCAAACTCTGAATAGTTTTTGTCCCTGGTGAAAAAGAATCCAATATTCGCGATGGTCTTTATGATCTCGATGTCATTCTCTATGCTCTGCTCAATTCCTGGACGCTGTACTTTGACTACCACGTCCTTCCCGTCCTTGGTGATGGCTCGGTGACACTGACCCAGCGATGCAGACGCCAGAGGTTCGCTGTCAAAATAGTCAAATGTCTCGGTCACATAATCTTCACCCACCACGCTGATGACATTCCCGAAGGCAGGGACCTCGTTCTGCAAACTCGAAAATTCCTCGATGACCTCGGCAGATAAAATGTCATTGCGGGTACTTATCAGCTGACCCAACTTCACAAAGGTCGGACCCAGATCCACTAACTCGCTGGTCACCCACTTGGCTATGCGTCTGTTGTCTTCCACGGTCTTCTTCGACCTCAACAACTTTAGATTCAATTTTGTTCCAAATGTCCCCAACTTCTGTATCCTGTGTATTGGTTGTTTCATCTACTAATTAAAGATATTATTAATTCTTTAAGAATGTTGCTCGTCCAGTGTGCTCAGCCATATCGAATTATACACGATGGCAAAAAGACCAGACTCATCATACCTGGTTGTAATAAGCCTCTCCCCAAGGAAGTTGGCTTCGGTCATAAACTAAGAGGTCTTCAAATTAACGCGTGGAGAAACGAAGAAAATGAGTCGGATCTCGAGTACATGATGCTGACCTACTCGGGAAAACCTTTGTCCACTTCGTTGTGTTCCAGAATTCAACTGCTGGTCGAAGATGAATTTGAGTTTGAACCTTGTCCACTGGAAGAAGACAATGAGACTGACGTATACTTCAGTCATTACAAAGATGATGAAACAAGAATATGGGTGAAGATCAAAGACTATCCAAATCTTTTGAGTGATCTTTCCATGATTTTTGTTTCACTAAAGATAAACATACTTGCCGCAAGTATAACAACTATAAATGGCATTGCACATGATACGTTTCGCGTAGAAAAAGACGGTAAACGTATAAGTGACGACCTCGAAGATGAAATCAGAACTCTGGTCAAACTTCTTGAAGTTCGAGATTATACTTGAGAGCGATGGAATCCAGTAGGTCCTCCCACATAGTATTCACATTTCCATCAATGGGAAGTGACAAACTCATAGGCGATGGAAGTTTGTAGCATTCTTCTAGAATCTTCCACTGTCTATTCTCCATCACTTCATCATATTTCATGGCGATGTGATCGTTGTATTTTTTCATTCTGTAGATTCTGTGATGAATCTCGTTTTGTCTAACGGCTAAACTTTCTGGAGTGTGTATCTGGACTTCGATCAGATAATTCAAGGTGATGTGAACGCCGTCGTATGGAACAGTCTTTGGACGATGATCGTCAATCGTGTATCTTACACCTTCTGGTATTGTTTGGATTACGTGGTTAATGTTTGGTATCTTTCCAACCACCCAAGTATATCTTATGGCATCGTTGACTATGCTTTTCGCTTGAATAGAACTACGCCCCTTGTAAAACGGTCCAAGCATTATTCCACCTAAAGCATAACTCATAATCTATTATTTATCACGATTCTTTTCTTTAATGTCCTCTGACTTCTTACGAATTGACCGATAGTGCCACCAGTTAAGAGTACAATAGATACTTACACCTGCAGTCACAGCAGCGGTGGTAGCATGAAATAAATCAGATCTTGGTGAAATTCGCCTGGGACGAACAGTGACAGGTGGTCTCAATGTAGCACGCATTTAATGATAAGGAGCGTCTATTCTTTAATGGAAAAGTTTTTGAAAAATATTGCCAATAACATTTTCAAGGAACTCGGACCTTGTCACATAGAAAATGTCTATCAAAGAGCATTCATGGTCGAACTGGACGAGAAGCAGATGCCATACAGTCACGAAGTCAATATACCGGTCTACTACAAGAAGAACATCGTTGGTGTGATTCGTTCCGATATCATCATCGATGGCAAATGGGTCATTGAATTGAAGGCATGTCCGTCCATAAAACCTGAACACGTCATTCAAACCATGCACTACATGGAACGTGTCAAAGCAATCGAGGGATATGTCATCAATTTTCCTAATAAACCTGGCGCTGAATGTCCTGAGATTAAAAAGATACTTGCAACACCTTCCTAATAAAAAATATGAGTGCCACAAATCCAATGGATATAGTATAGATCAGTGATATATATGCCCACTTTCGCCACAATTTGGCGGTGTCGACATCTTCAAGATTATTTATTCTTTTAGTAAAATTAGTGTAAACCAAAAATCCCATGTAAACAACCATTAGCAAATTGATGAACCCAATGAAACGCACATAGGGTCCCATGATGTCGAAGCTCGTTGAGAACCCAATAAGCGCCAACGAAACAGTTGTTCCTACGAACATGTTTCGGAAAGATCCAAGAAACGAGTCAAAAATTTCCCTGTCACTGACCATTACTATTATCTACTGAGATTTTTGATGGCTCTGAACCTTGCGTAAGCCCTACGTGTCGGCTCGGCGTTTATGCCAAACTCCCTGCGCGCATTCATGTAATTGGTTCGTGCATCATTTATGGAGATGGTGGCAGTCCGACGAATATCTTTGTACCTCTGATAATTGTTCTCGTTTAATGAGGGATTAGGACTGGAGGTGTTTCCAATCATGTTATTTAACAGTGCCTCGCCTTTTTGTTGCGCAGAAGCATTCCTTTCCATCCTTTCAAACCAATTTTCGTTATACTCCATGGGTTCAATGGGAGACGGAGTTCTTGGTCTTGGCACCGGAGCAGGTGAAGGTCTGGGCGTGGGTACCCTTGGTGGCGTCGGGGTCGGTGTCTGGCGCAGGCCAAGATTTGATTCAACGGAACTGATATTGTCATTGAATTCCGCGGCCACCTCGGCTTCAAATTCGGCTTCCAGTGCCGCCTGCTCGGCCCGCTTCTTTTCAGCGATCCGACGAACCGCCGGACGGATGAGACGACGTGCCTTTGCCTGCTCGCGAGCCTGTGCACGATTCCTGTTTGCCTTGGCCATGACCAAAAGTTTCTCGCACAGAATTTCACGCTTCAACTTGTCTGCGCCGGGAATGCCACGTCGCGCTGCGATCACCCTAAGTTGTTTGGTTGAGTAACCCTTCTTGGTGGTGTCTTCGCAACGGATGTCATTTAATTTGAGTTTGTTGGTGCCATCCTTGCCCTTATAGACGTTCAGACGGACACGCCCCACCTTCTCAATGTTCTCCTTGGTAGCCACGATCTTCTTGGCCTTCTTGACCTTGGTGCCGGAAATGTTAGTGGTGACCAGGACATCCGGGTTGTCCCTCTTCATCATATCGTACCAGATCTGAATGGTGCGCACCATGAGCAGGACCTTGGTGAGACTGTCTGCACCCTGAATGCGGATGTACCCCTTCTTCCAAGACACGTAGGAACCGCCACGCTTCTTGACCTTGCCATTTTCACTTGGAAACTTCAGATAGATGTTGTCAGGAAACTTGGGAACTTTTCCGCCAAGTTCTCTCAATTCTTGCATAAAGTTGCTATTCTTATTCCCAAACTCGTACTCAAAATCTGGAATGAACTCCGCTACTCTATTGGGAACACTCGGCGTTCCCAGGACCGCCTTCTTGAGTGACTTGTAGATCTCATTTCCGTTGGCAGTGGCAACAAAAGGATCCACGATTATCTGGTTGACGAAAAAATCGGCATTAAAATTGGTAACTGAAAAATCTTCAAGCACGCGCTTCTCTGTAGGGACGAACTTCTTCATGAAGTCCTCCATCGTGTCCAGTGCCTTTCCGAAAATCTTCCTCCCGTCGATGTAGTTCAGTGGAACTTCGATAGGGTTCTTTTCGTAGCCACCATTCATGAGCATTCCAGTTCGGAATATCTGGATATTGTAGTCTCCCATGTTGACATCGATGCGCCGAACGATTTTGAAAAGGTTCTTATTGAGGCGGTTCTGTTGTTCCCTGGTCTTGATGTCCACCAAGGCGCGGAAGCGGTCGCCCCTGATCACGACGCGGGTCACACCATTGGGAAATGGTTTCTTGGCAAATTCGTAGGCAAGATCCGAAAATTGTCGGAATCCCAAATCCTTTTGAAACTTCACCTTGAGACCGAACAGCGATGGACGCAGCGGCGAGAACTTGACGTCAGTATTCTTGGGCTCGGGGAAAACTTTGTTCACTGCCCTCAAATTGATGTTCATCAACCCGGCGTTCTCGATGCGTACATTCCTTCTGATGGGTTTCTTTGGCGCATTCCTGTTCTTGGGTATCAGGTTGAAGCGCTTGGTCTTCGTATTGAAAACCCACTTCTCGTCGCGGGAAGCCGCAATCCTCTGGACAATGTTGCCCGTATCTGGATTGGTGAGCAAGATGCGATTACTCGGCAGACCGAGATTGGATCCCGGAGTCCGCGGAGTAACGTTAACGTAACGGTTAGATGACATAAGCCGTTCTTACTAAAGGTCAATGTTTTTTCTTATTCGTCGTCTTGAGCCATTGTGACACCATAAATAATTTCCTGATCTTTCTTGACCGTTCCCATCCACTCCATTGTTCCAATCTCAATCCGAAGTTTCCTTTGACTGAAAGGTCCTTCGTAAAGTTCTTGTTGCCAGGGGCGAGCCCTACAACCCATGCTTGAGCAGTATTCGCGATACTTGGAGCGAAACCAGGGCAGAGGTATCTGTTTGTCTTCGCCGTAACGCAGCGCCGGGCTCTTCATGAAGCCCACCAACGTATGCATCTGACCCTCTATCTGTTCTCGCCATTCGTGAAACTTTTTGGGGACCACGTTCCAGATCAACTTGTCACCAAAGTTCTTTACAGCCTCTGTGTAAGCCCATATCGATTTTTGCAAAATCCTGTCAATCTCTGTGAACAACTTGTCGCACAACCTGGCATCACCCTCCATCACCTGACGGGAGAACTTGAACAGAAGGAGACGACGCAAGATGGATCCGCTGTTGTCCGAAAACCCAGGCAGCTCATTCCCGGCAAGCATCCCAGGCACGTTCCATTGGATAGTTTGCGCAGTCTGATTTTTAATGGCGATTGAAACCTCCTCACCGGACACGATCGACTGAAAGGATGCCTGATCAATCTTGAAATCGTGCTTGACTTCTGGGCCGATGAATGCATAAGCCTTGTATATCGCAGAAAGACCGAACTTCTCTTCGATGTTGTTGCCCATCACCGAAACGTCGCAGGGTTCGTAGAACATCTTGACCACGAAATTCAACAGCGTCGATTTACCACTTTGGGCGATACCCTTACAGAACGGGATGATCTGCCAACCTTCCGCTTCATTAAGTTCAAAGGTCATCCTACCGAGCATTATATACATCCATTTCTTGACATCTTGGTCCCATCCCTGATAATCCATAATAGAGTCAAGATGTGGCGTAGGAATATCAATCCAATGACTGATCTGAGTGTAGTCTTCAAAGTCTGAATCAAAGTACCGCGCGGTCACCAAGTTCCTGTCCAACTTTCTGATTTCAGGCGAACCATAAGTATAAAAACGATTTCCATCTAGATCACCGATAAATACACCATTTCGATAAGACCAGGCATGACGATTTTTGACTATTTCGGGACACTGAATATCATTGTGCTCTTCGAGATGTGTCGCGACCTCTCTTGGCATTGACGCCCTCTTGGTCATCTGCTTCCATCGCTCAGGCGCCGTGTTCTTGTCACTTATCGCATGAAGTTTCTCGCGGATCGTGCATACCGGTTTCCATGCCATGGTTCTGTGACCCTTTTCTGTAATGACCTCTTCGCACACCATGTCCCTGAACTTGCGAAGTCGTTGACGTTCAAATTCATCCAGGCAATCTATAATAAGTGTCTGATAAGCATTTAGATCTTCTGCATTCTCAATCGACTTTGTAGTCTCCCCGTCGGCTGACAAAGGATTTTCCATAGAATCTTGCAAAGAGTGAGTAACCCCAAGCCACTTATAAACCTGCTGTATTTGGTGTTTTATTATCCTAATGTCCATACTGGCTTCATCAAATATCTCAGGGGCATCTTTCTTTATCCTGGTTTCAATGGCATTCATCCCAGCCATATGTTGGGTGTAGACTCCGTGAATCTTCTTATGAAAATCGTTACCAACATTGTCCAGGTAACCACTGTTTTTAATGTCAACACTAAAGATGTATTTTATTAAACTTCTCAAATCACCATTTCTAAGATCGTCAAGACCTTGTTTAATGTCTGTGATGTGAGCCGCGAGATCTTCAATTGACTTGTCTTGGGCATGATTTAGCATTCGAAGAACGAGATCCTTTGCCTCTGACGTCATCAGTCTATATTATATGGGCTTCATTTTTTTAAATCCCCAATCGCCTTGAGAAATTTGACCATGATCTTGTTGTGAATTTCAAGTTGCTGACGGATACCCACCAGAGTGCTGCACACCGTATCACCGTCGACGGTCTCCAGGGCGTTCACCAGGATGGCACCCAGGTCAACATCCTCGGTCTCATCTTCATCCTCAAGAAACTGCGAGAAGTCGGGCATCTCGGTCTCGGAAATCTCGGACTCCTCGCGCTCACTGTCGGTCATTTTTCATTACCCATATTTTTTATTCCTTAAAAGGGCGCGTGTATCAGGAGCTAAAAAATTTTCTTACCTATTATTACTAAAGTGAACTATGGCGGGAGGACTTATGCAGCTCGTTGCTTACGGTGCCCAGGATGTCTACCTTACCGGTAGCCCTAAGGTGACCTTCTTTCAGGCGGTGTA